TTTTCTTTTCGATGTATAACTGCGGTGATTTCTTTTTGCTTGCTCTAATAAGCAAATCTTCATCTATATCGAACAGTCTTGTTTCATCTATGATTTCGTTACGCACCATCGGACAAATTTCCCTGATCCGTTCAATGACTTCATCAACGTTATATTGATAACCATCTTGTGATTGCGTAAAGATCAAACTGCCCGGCTGGAACTTCTCAAGCCATTTTGTTGGTTCAATCAAACCAATCATATGATTGTATTTTGGAACAGCGCCCTTGCTTGACAAAGAAATCTTGGTTGTGTAAATGAGCCAATATCTATCGTGATAAATTGTTCCAGAACCATCGCTTATCCTTGTATGAACTTTTGAAAACCTTGCGAAAGGCGTGGCACGATTTGTTCTTGGTATTTCAATGAGTGCACTGTCAAGCGTTTCATCTAATTTATCCGTTTCGGAAAAAGAATTCACGTTTACGGTGGTCGTTTGGTCTTTTTCATAAATTGTTATATCATATTGCAACAACAATTAAACCACCTATCTTCCCATATTGTAAGTTCCACCACTTAAGTTTTTCAAAAAGTTTGCTGTCAAATCTTGCTTGTATGATTTAATATTATATTTAATACCTGCGTTTGCAACAAGTGCCGACGCTGCGACTGCAGCCCCTGCTGGGTTGTTTATAGCCATAACCCCAATACCAACTGCTGAAATAGCAATTCCAACTCGTCTTTGTGTAATTTTGTTTTCGGTAAGTTCACCAACGTATTGATTGATTACGGCCGCTGCTCCAACACTTGCAAACCGTCTTGAAAGTTGACCGAAGTTTGGTTTACTCGATTTTTCTTTCGCCCTTATCGCTTTTGTCGGTCTTTCTCTCGAAATATTTCTTTGGGGATTTGTTGGCTTAATTTTTTCGCCTTGATCGTAATGTGCATAAATATGATAATCTTGCATTATCTCACCCCGTTATGATACTGCGGTATATTCCTCGTCAGATTTAATCAACGAAATTGATACATACATTTTTTCGCCATAAGCAATCGGTCTTGAAATTGATGTGATTTTGACCGCAAACTCATTGTCCGTTCCGTCTGGGAACACTTCTTTATACATATAAACCTTTTCCATGTCGTAAAGACCGCTTGATAATTCTTTTATCATGTCGCTGCCTAAAACATCATCTGCATAAATCGTGAATTCACTTGTCCAACCACTCGTGCTTATTCCGCCTTTTTGTTCGGTTGTATTGAACACGTGCGGATAATTTTCTTCGTTGTTTCTATTGCTATCACCGTTGAACGGCTTTAATTGAATATAACTTTCGTCTGTCGGTCTTTTGATGTAATAAGTGTATTCATTTGTGTATTTATAACCGTCAGAGAAGTCCACATAAACGGTTGTCGTGATTTGTGTGTAATAAGTTCCGTTAATTGGTCTTGTCTGTCCTGTGGGCATTAAGGCATCCATGTTCCAAACCGTGTTGAACACAGACGTTCCGTTTGTAAGAGTTTCGTTATTACCGACAATTTTGCTAACTAATTCTTCAGTTGCTGAAAGTTGTTGTTCAAACTCTTCTTGATAATCGCTCCGCAACAAAAACGTAAGCGAAATTGTTGCAAATCCGTTAAGCGTATTTGGAATGGGCTCGTATTCTGCTGCGAACTCCATCAAAACAGGAATAAAGTTTTTCTCAATGAGTTTATAACCATTCCTGATCGTGTAAATATAATCTCGTTCTTCATCTTCAAGATAAGCATAAGCACCAACGTTGAACACTTGGTTTACCGTATTATCATTTAATTTTGTTTCAATGGAATCTCTAATCATTTCGCTAATCAAAAGAAATCAACCCTTTGCCAATCTTTGTCATATTGTTCAATCGAAGATTCATGTTTCCAAGCATTTGCTTCAGCAACTTTATCAACGTCAATAGCAAGACTTCTTTCATGTCGCCTTTTCATTCCTTGTGTAATTCCTCTTGGTTCAAGCGAACGCCTTGAAATGTTTTCAATTTTCCTTGTTTGCTTTTTGTTTTTCCTTGCATATTTTGTGTGTAAATAATTTGCAATTCCTGGAACAATTTTATTTGCGATATAGCCTTGATGTTGTGTTGATTTCCTTGTTCCTTCTTCAAGAAAATAAATATAATAAGCATCTGCAAGAGAAAACGAAACAACAAAACCGTCATTTGTCTTATGCGCTTGTGTTGCATTAAACTTTACATTGCCCGTGTCCATCGGCGAAAAGTTCCTTGCTATGCCAAGAGAAACGTTTTGGTCTTGTGAAATATCAAACATTATTCCAACTCCAGAATGTTAGGAAACTTCTTGCTAAACATGAAAAACCCGTTTTGCTTTTGCGGCAAGACACGAGTGATTCTTAAGAAAGTTCCATCTTCAAACAACACCTTATCTCTTTCCTTCGGCGTGATCGATGTGTCGCTTGTGAACATTGTTTTGTCATATCGTCCTTTAAGCCAATTTGAAATCGGTTGATAAGTCATTTCCGATGTATTCAACGTTCTGTAATTAAAACCTTGCGTATATTCGCTGTGAATGACGTCCTTAACGCTTGTGTCTTTTACAAGGCTGTCAACCGCTTCTATATCCTTGCTCTTGACAAGCCAAGCCTTGAGGGTTTCCCCAGCACCAATATTTTGTCCCATTAGTAATCATACTCATCGTCAGCAAAGTTTTTCTCGGTAAGGAAACGCTGACCTTGATAAAGCATTCTGTTTTGTCGCATGACATCTTCTGCATACGGTGAAATGCGAACAATACCCCTAAAGCGGTCGATAGGTATTTGAACACCGTTGACAACGTTAATACCTGATTGTTCGGAAAAGAACTCTGCTGACATATCATATTCATATCTTGCTTGTTCCTCTAATGCTTGTTGAACAAACGGACGCATTTCATAATCCACAGCAAGCCATTTTTGCATCTGCTTGATATAGTGTGTATGCGCATAGATAAAGTTATAAATGTTCCTTGAAATTCGATACATGCGGTCTTTTGCCCTTGTCAAACTACCTTCTTTTTCGATAAAATCAAGACCGAATTGGTTTTTTACCCACTCATGATTTAAAATATATAAATGTTTGTCAAAATCATAAAACATTGCATCTGTATCATAAGGGTTTCCGATCGTGTCCATTTATAACACCTCTTTTAGTTTTCTTCAACCTTTGCTTTGATTGGATCAAAATCAACGTCTTGTTCTTCATATTTGAACCTGAACCCTTTGGTGATGTCGTATTCATCGCCATTGCCTCTAATGACATCCTCACGAAAATCAATTAGCGTTTCAAGTTCGATTTCTTCCGTTTTTGATTTTTCTTTTTTCTTCTTTAATTGTTTGATTGCTTCAACGATATAATTATTTGCGTCTGAAAGGCTTTCAAAATCTTTGAACTTTTCTTTGACGTGGTTAATCATGTTCAGTTTGATAACAATGGGTGTAATCATGTATTCTTTAATGATGTTTGAATAAAACTCGTTAGCCTTAAGCGTAACTTCAAGCAAATCTTCATCAAATTCAACTTTTTCCCAATCTTGTTCAAAAAACTCGCCAATCTTGTTAAGGTTTCTTTCAATAGTTTTCATAATATCCCCTTTCGTGGTAAAGCGCAACGGATTTACACCGTTGTTAAGACTTACACGCTTTAAGTATAAGGGCGACAATTAAGCCGCCCTAATTGTTAAATATTAAGCCTGTGAACCTTCGGGAATAACCTCAATTCCAGTTACGGTTGCTCCTGCGGTTTCATCAAACGTGCCATCAGCGATAAGTTTAATTCCTTTGGGGAAGAAAACCTTTCCGCCGAAGTTAGACAACGGTTGAATACGCAAGCCCTGTCCTGAAGGACTGTCGATGACTTTCGTCATATCGGGGAATGCATGTCCTCGGCCTGTCGAATAATCAGAGGCAAGAATACCAACGATGTTATCGAGATAACCCGCTGGGACACCCATCCATGTTTCTGCCTGATTCCAATAAAGTTGTGTCGCTTTGAATACAGGAATTCCATCAAGCATTCCGACATAACCATAATTGATTTCGGGCAGTTCATCAACATCAATGTCAAGAGCACCTGTTTTCAAGATTTCTTGAGCATAGTTTGATCCACCAACAATGACTGCGCCTTTCTTACGCAAGTTTGCAATCGCTCTGGGACGGAGCAAAAGAATGCGTCCGCCACGAGGGAAGTATGCGTGATAAGTGCCATCACCGTTATCGAGAGAGGCATTAGCGTCGAGAATTTCTGCCAAAGCCGCTTGGTGCGAATCTGTTCCTGCTGCGTCATAAGTAAAAATGTAGTCATCTTGTGCGCCTGCCGAAAGAACGGCATTGATATTCGCTTCCATCTGCAAGGCCATCGTCCCTGAATTCAATCCGATAGCGATATTCTTACCGATTTCATTTGCACGAACCTGCACATTAGATAATCCACCGAGTGCGAGTTTTTGCTGCGCAACCGGCACATCTTCATATGCGTCATAAGTATAAAGCAGTTCAACGAACTCTTCATCAAGACCGATTACACCGCTGTTATTAGCGTTGAACCAATCACCGTTCGTTGTCGCTCCAAGTTTACGCCATTTACCCGTTGAGGGTTTGACTTTCGGAACACGGACTCCGCCCGCACCGACATCTTTGGTTGTGAGTTGTTTAAGCCCCAAACCATCTCTGTAAAAACTTTCTTGAACCAGACGTTCGATAATCCATTCAGATACTGCTACATGTAGAGCTGTATCATTAACGCCTGAAAAATTGGCAAATGCTGCCATTTAAGTCAACTCCTTTTAAGTTTGTTTTGTTTTGAAATAACCGTTGAAAACGCTTTTTCGCTTTTTATCAGCCTTTGAAATCGTTTGCTCTTCATTCGGCTTGGGATTAGCGCCTGTGCTGGGGGCTGTGCGATTAAGTTCGTCGTCTTTTTCTTTGAGTTCCTTATTCGTTTCCTCCAACTTTTTGTCTTTCTCTTTGAGAGCCTCTTCTTTTTCGGACACGGTTTTTTCGTATTTTTCCGTCAAAGAATTGATTTTTTCATCAAAGGCTTTTTCCAAATCAGCGAACTTTTGTTCAAACATCTTTGCGATGTCTTTTTCCTGTGTTTCTTCCTTTTCGCTGGATTCAGAGCCTTTGGCCTCTTTTGTTTCGGTCTTTTCCTCTTGCTCCACCGTTTCGGTTTCTGCGTCTTTCGTTTCTTCTTTTTCGACCTTTTCTTTTTCTTCGGCCATGGTTTCACTCCTCTTTCCAAATAATTTTTTTAATCCCTTGAACAATTAAATCACTCCCTTTACACGTTAGCAATCGGATCACGTTCCAAGATACTTGGCTCTTCACCTTTTTCCCGGCAATCGGACTGCCAAGCGTAAATCTATGAAATCGGTATCTAAACCGTTGTTCCTAATAATATGTCAAATAGCAACGGCAATTATATCTCTCAAACGGTGGTAAAGAACCGTCGGCTGGATAACTTGCCTTAATGCCTTGAACATCGAACTCTTTATCAATCTCAACAACTTGCCTATCAATGCCATTGTGAAATGTTGTGTTTCTCACACGCTCATCTCGTTGCGTGTTCCATTGTTTCATTTGCTTTCCCAAAAAATCTTCGTTCATCTCAAGTGAAATCAAATTGTTTGTTTCAATAACTTTAGTTCTTTCTTTTACTTCTTTAAAATAATCTGTTTTGAAGTTAGTATCACTTAATTTATCAATATCTTTTTCAAAATTGTCCATCACACCAACAAAATATTGTTGTGGTTTTTTGTTAAGTTCTTTAAATTCTTCAATATGCGGTTTCAATTTTCCTTTGTTTTGCAAACCGTCATCTATCGCTTTTACAACAACATCGGTATCTTCAATATTTATTATTTTTGGTATGAAAGGCGCATACTCAATAACTTGTCTGGAAGTGGGGTTTGTAAAGTATTCCATGAAGTAAATCCCGAGTATAACCAAGTATATATAGTTTTCTGTATCTCTACGTCGTTTATATTGCAAGTCATGTAGTTTATTAAAGTATTCCTCCCTTAATCCAACCTTGTCATAACGATCAGCCATGGCGATCACTCATCAAGGACTATTTCTTTTTCTTTGCTTTGGTTCTTATCTTTTGTTTCCGTTGTTTCTTCTGTTTCTTCCGTTTCGCTTGTTTCTTCTCCCTCGGTGATACCTGCGCCCTCTTTTCGACCGTTAATCTTTGTCATGCGCTCTTCAAAAGCATCGCCTTGGATTTGTGCGTCCATTTTCTTGATTTTCTCCATCTCTTCAAACTTGCGTTCAACCATTTGGTCAATTTCTTCGTTCGATTTGTCTGGGTAAACTTCATTGAACAAGTCTTTTGTAGAAATGCCAATTTCTTTCTTGACACGCATTTCATCGAGCGTAACAAGTCTGTTGACAAGGTTCTGGGAACTGAACTTCGGTTTAATTTGTTCGTCAAACCGATAATAGTCAGACCAGCGCTCAAAGTAAGAATCAAGGTCATTTTTAATGATATCTCTTTTTTCTTCAACAAACGAAAGAGTTTTTCTTGTTTCATCAGCAATTTGTGTTGCAGTTTTGCTGCTACCTGTTGCATCTCTTAAGTAAGCAAAGATGTCAGAGCCTCCAACGCCAATAGTCGAAGCAATCTTCTCTGCGATGTTATTTCGCATTTTAGTCCATTCTTCGGCACGCAAATCAAACTGAACAGAAATAGGTTTCTGATCTTCGATTTTACGCATTGGCATCTTCGTGAACATGAGGCTGTCATAACCGCTATAATAAGTCTGAAAAACCGTGTCTGTCGGATTACGGAGTTGTTCGGGGATAAGAACTTTGCCTCGTCCGAGATACATATCCGTGTCCAATGCGCTTTCAGCATATTCATAATCGATCATGTATTTGAAAACGTTAAGAAGTGCGCTTTCACCCATTTTGACTTCTGGCACACGGTTTGTTGTGGTAAACCTTACGAGGTCAACGCCCAAATCATAAGTAAACTTGATTGGATATTCTTCACCAATTTTAATGTCTGGAAAATCACGTTTGATAAGTTTGCGAATGTTTTTGGGGATTTGTTCCCATTTCATATCATCCGCTTCGGTAATGTCAAAGTTTGGTGCTGTTGTTACGTTTTGACTTGCACGTTTCAAAGAAAACTTTTTCATTGGGTTTAAGTTGTCATCATAAAAACGCTCTTCAACAAGATAAAAGTTCTCTTTTTCTTTTCTTCTCCCAGCGCCTTTATCAATCTGTGCGGTATAAAAACCGATAAACCCAACAAAGTGCTGAATTTTATTGCTAAATCCAACCGAGTAGAAAAACTGATCTGTTCGGTAAGGGATTGTAAACAAATCACGCCTGTCGTTCACATAAGAAACGAGAGCGCCCGTTCCGCCTGCTGCCGAATATTCAATAATCGTTTTGAGTGTGTTTTGAAACTTATATTCATCCGACCATTTGCGGAATGCTTTTACTGTTGATTCATTGTTCTTTAATTCTTGGTCTTTGCCCTTAACCTCGAAAAACACCTTGCCGCCTACAATGAGTTTGGTCAACTCTTTAATAACGGTGTTTCCAATGCCCGTTGCCATTAAACCGACTGACGGATTATGAATTTCAGGAACAAAGCCTTGATACCAATACAAAGCCCTGCGAACCGCATTAAAATAATAAAACTTGAAGTCAGCGGGAACAAGTTGGTAAAAGGTATCTCTGACAATGGGTGCATAGGTCGCTTGTGGATTGAAACCTATCCTTTGTGTCATTTCATTTGCAATATTCATTGTGCTGTCAAGCGATAAACGGCTTCCCATTAACTACCACTACCTTCCCTTTGGAAATTGCGAACCTGATAAGGCGTATCAACTGAATGATAAGCGATTGGATAACGAAGTGCGTCAGACATGTCGTTCTCGATTGCATCATTGAATTTGTCTGGTTTATCTTCACGCCAGCAAACGGTTTGCAATTCCAAAAACAACTTACTTTGATGAACTTCGTCCTGTGATTTGATTTCTTTCCAACTCTCATCGGTCAAATATAACAAGCCCTCGTCAAAAGCGTTATTAACTTTGTCGCTTGTTTCTCTCAAATCTTTTCTTGTGAACTTGTGGATGTATAAATTTCCGAACGGCGCTAATTCATATTCAAGGTTTTCCCTTAAATCATTAGCATGGCCGTCAATAACCATCGTGATTGGCCTTTGATACAACCGATATTTTTCAATAAGTCTTTTAAGCCATATTTTTGCGTATCTTTTGGACATGACATTGTTTGTAATAATGCCGTTTTTCTGCGGATCATGATATAGCATGTCTTTAAGGCTTACAACCATTTTTGCGTTTTTAAGATGGAAAATAGGCAAGAATACCGTTTTGTCTTGGGTGGTTGCGCCGTCAACGCCAATGTAAACTTGATAGATTTCGTCTGGATCTAAAACAAATGAATCAGGTAAGACATGCACACTTTCCATGAAAGAATGATAAACCAAATCATCGCCGCCAACGGCTTCACCCAAATACATATATCTGTAATTCTTCGGATTGAGTTCTTTCTCTTTCTCAATCGTCCGAATGGTTGATTGGTTCAGGAAGTTGTAAATGTCTTTGTATGAACTGTAAATGACAAGAAAATCATCA